CGATAGATTCACCCCTGCATTATTGGAAATGGTAGATAACTTAAAAAGAGATAATGAGAAGATACGAAAAAATATAGAGAATAAATAGAGTATTCAAAAACAAAAGACATGATTACAATAGATAAAAAAGATATTATAGTAGCAATACTAATCGCCTCTAATAAATCGCTGACAGACTTAGACGTTTACGATTTAAAAGAGCACAATATAACAATAGATGAATGCGACATAATTTTACGCCAACTCGAAAAAATGGGACTAATAGATATAAAGAGTAGATATTCGCGGCCTAGTGGTTTTGTCGTTGCTATAAATTCCGGCTTACATGAATTTTCGTCGCGTGGAGCTTTTAAAGCACAAGAGCTAATACTTTCGACGCAACTTGAAAGATTGGATATAGAGATACAACTTATGAAGTCTCAACTTACGCCGGACAAACTCGATCAATTTAGCAAGGTATTTTCTATCTTTAGTTCTGTGTGTAGTATGCTTCCCTATATCAAGATCACCCATGGCGAATAACTCCACCAACCGGAATATGTCGGGATTATCTAAAGTATTACGCCATACGCTAGGCGAAATATTATCACTATAAATACGTTCTCCGTTAACCTCGAATATTCGAGATACGTCGATAATATTTTTATTTTGCTTTGTGATTACTCGCTTCAAAGTGAAAACGGCTTCTACGGCACGTTTATTATCAGAATCGTTGCTTTGAGTCATAATAGTACTTTTACTACTAGCCGGATAAACTAGAAACAGATAGCTTAAATTCAAACAAATAATATTTGCTATTTCTGATTGATTGATTAACTTTGTATTGAAAACGTTCTTTGATAAAGATGAAATATAAGAGGTGATATTTATAAGAAAGGGAATGAGTACCGTTTTTTAATGCAAATTCGGTGCAAATAGATTTTATAAATATTATAAGATATTAGTTATAAGCGTTTTAGGTGGTGTAGAAAAACGCCTCTCACGCATGTAATACGAGTTCGATTCTCGTACCCACTACTATCTGATTATCGGCCTCTTACCAACAAGTAAGGGGCTTTTTTATTGCCTTATATTTATCTCAAAATATCGTTTTTAAGCGATATAAAGAGGTATTTTCAAAAGAAAAATGCAAATTTAATGCAAATATTCATCTTGAATTATTATCGTGCTATCCCATTAATGTACCTACCTATAAAGAAAAAGAGGAAATGCAGTTAAACTACATTTCCTCTTTTTCTTTATAGATCTCAAAGTAAGATTCTTTATCTA